GACTATTTGCGGAAGGCGGCCAGCGCGCTGGACTGGTAGGTTCATCCGAACCTTGGCCCCCTGTTGTAAGTGGCCCCGGTTTTCCAGCTAAGTCATTGAAAAGGAATGGTGGGCGCGGCAAGGATTGAACTTGCGACCACTGCGATGTCAACGCGGATCCCCAGCGCCAACGCCGTGATAAAGGCCGCATTTCCAGTGCCATGCAGTGCAATGGCGCACTATGGCGCGCATGTTCTGAGGTTCAAGGCGAACCTAGGGGAACTGTGTTGCACTTTCACACTTGCGCCATACACTGAAAGTGTATATAAGGGGGCATCGGCGGCGGGATGAGCCCGCCGTAAGTTGGAGAGCCAAGATGAAAATCGCCCGCAAAATCCGCCTGACCGCTCGCCCTATGGCTACCGCCGCAGAATACGACAGCCACCCTCGCGATCACGGCTGCCTGGTGGAGGTTCAGCACGGGTTTGAACCGTGGTCTGGCGAAGTGGTCGGAGCCCAAGCCGCTGCGCAGGAAGCCGCTAACCGGCTGGCAGCGCGGCTCCCCCTGAACTGGATGGCCTGCGCCTACATCGGCGGCCAGGTCTGCACTGTGGCAGCCCACGCGGTGTCGAAGTGACCCTCTACGCCGCCTGTCTATCTCACCTCGGGCTGTCGCAGTCGAATGCGGCAGCCCTCCACGGGGTCAGGATCGACACCGTGAAAAGCTGGGCGACCGGCCGAAACCGGGTGCCGACCGGGGCCTGGGATGATTTGCGCGCCTACGCGGGCGAGATTGTGGCAGGCGCGGAGGATCTGGCCACCAGGATGCCAGAGTCGGTTGATCGCATCGAAATCAACGACAGCGAAGCCGCCGGCGCGCCCTTGATGGCTGCTGCCATGTTCGTGCTGTCCACCCCGCAGGGGCTGCCGGTGGCGCTGGGCAAGACGGAGGCGACGATTGCCGCGCGCGAGGCGCGGAAGTGGGCCGGTGACTAGCCGAACAGCCCCTACTTCGGCCACCCTTCCAACAGCCGCGCGGTTCGCAGCGCGCAGTCCAGATAGAGGTCGATCAACCGACTTTCGCGGATGCTGGGCGCTGTGCCCTTCGGCTCATTCGGCAGGGGTTTGCAGGCGCTCACCGGCGGCGGTGGCAAGCTGGCGGTTGGCGGCTTGGCGCTGGGCTTCGAGCAGGCGCTCAGCGTCAGCAGACAGGCAATTGCCATCAGGGCGGGCTGCGACTTCACGAACAATCCTTTCGCGGATAGGCGCGGTTTCGCGCTCGTAGGTGTCGCGGCGCTGTTCGTCGGCGGCGTCCAGTTCAGCGCGGCGCTTGTCGTATTCATCGCGCCACTTCTGGCGGGCGGCCTGTTCCGCCGCCTCGCACTCTGCCCGTCCGCGATCCCGCGCCTCGGCAAGCTGGGCGCGATACAGCAGCAGCAGCGCAATCACGGCCAGCCCTCCCGCAAGAGGCTTCCACCAGCGGCGGAGGAACAGAAGAACCGACATCAGCGCCCCCACAGCCACTTGACGACGCGATCAGCCAGCCACGCGCCCAGCAGCAGCACCAGCGTTCCCATCAGCCCCACAGCCAGCAGGAAGCCGACAGCGACGGCCCACGCCGCGCCCATCGCCCACCCCGTCACCGAAACGCCCTCACGGCCTTCAGCGTCGCCGTCCGCCGCTGCGCCGCCTGCAACATCGCCGGGCCGTTCACCTTGCGCGTGATGGCGTCCCACTCGCCCGCGTCGGCCAGCGCAATGCAGCCTCGCGCCGCGAAGAACCAGGCCGCCGTCAGCGCCGCGTGAACCGGCTCCTGCACCAGTTCCGGCCGCGCCTCATAGGGCTGCCCGATACGCTGCCCGGCCTCCCGATAGTTCGCGCGCCCGGTGAGCTGCTTCAGCCCGCGCCCACGATAGCGCCAGCCGTCGCCGCTCGCCTCGTCGCCGTTGCCAAGCTTTCCGGCATAGACGAGGTTCGCCAGCGCCATCGGGTTGCGCACATAGCGCGCCGGATCGCGCTTTCCCGGCCCGAACTTGGACGGCCACACCGCCACCAGCCGCGCGGGCGAGGTATAGAACAGGTTTTCTTCCAGCCGCGTGAACCCGCCGGATTCCACCATGATCTGCCCGATCAGCGCGCCAATGCGGTTCGCGGTCGTGATCGAATATCGGTCGCACGCGGCTTCCAGCGGCACGGCCCATTCCTTCGCAGCCGTCGGGGTCAGCCCGGCCGCAATCAGGCGCTCTACTGTCATCATGGCCAGATATCCTTCACGCCGCGCTCGATCAGGTCACGCGTGTGCCGGGCGTATCGGCAGGCGGCCACGCGCATCACCGCGAACGTCACCATCAGCACCCCGATGGCCGCCAGGAACAATTCAGCCATTTGTCCCTCCCTCCCCGTCCAAGGGATCAAGGCTGCCATCGCCCACCCTCCGCCGGACGAAATCGCGCATCGCGGACATGGCGAACGGGAAGCCGACGCCACCTGCGATCATGCCGCTGAACATCGCCACATAGGGCGAGCCACCGCTTGCCATGGTCGCAATCGCGCCAAGGCCAGACAGCGCCGGGAAGCTCGACGCCTCCATGATCAGGAACCAGCGCCGCCGCAGCCGCCACGCCTCGAACGCCTTCACGTCGGTGGGCGGCACGGGCTGCTTACCCAGCACATGCGAGACGCGCGCCAGCAGGATGATGGCCGCGCCAAGAGCGGAAACACGGTAGTATTCCAGAAAGGCGGACCAGTCGAAGCGCTCCATCAGCGTCCCCTATCGTCCACAGGTCCGACCCCGTTGGTGAGAAGCAGGCCGACCGCCCATTGGGCGCGGGCCAGAAGGATAGCCGAAACCAGCAGGCCAACGGCGATCTGACGGAGGCGCGTCATTGCGCCGGCTCCCCGGCCAGGAACTGCGCATGGCGCGCCTGTGTCAGCACGCCTGCGGCCAGCAGGGCGTTGGCGCCCGCGATGTGCAGCGGGCTGTTCACGCGCTGCGCCTGCCCGCCCCCGATCAGCAGCTGCCATTGAAGCACCACCGGAATCGTCGTCGGGTTCGCGGTGGCGGCCACGATTTCCGCCTGCGTCAACAGCGTTAGCAGCGCCGGGCCGTCCACCAGCGGCACGTCCATGAACCCACGTTCGGCCGGGCTCCAGATCGTCAGCGGCGGCTCGGTCAGGGCGCTGCCGGGCATCTTCACGATACCCTCGCCGGTCTCCACCGTTTCCACGTCGCCGCGCCGCAGCTCCGCGCCGGTTTCCAGATCGAAGATCAGGAACATCGGTCAGACCCTCAGATAGCTTTCGGCCGCGACGGCCGTTGCGTTCACGCTGCTTCTGGTGCCGGTGGCGCGCACCTCGTAGCGCACTCCGGTCGATCCGCCGTTGCTGATCGTTCCGCTCGCGTCGGCAATCGCCACGTCGCCCGGGCCTCCGCTGTCCGGCGTTGAGGTGCCGAAGCTGGTCCATGTGCCTCCCTCCACTCGATATTCCAGGCTGATGTCCACGGTGCAGGAGCCCGTCAGATTGGCGCGAAGCTGGGCGTCCACGGCAGCCGATTGGCCGGGGCTCAGCACGATGGGGATCACGGCGCTGGTGGCAAAGCCAAGCGCGACCTGCTGCCGGAACGCGGCCTGAGAGGTCGCCTCGAAGCGGGTGGCTGACTGCCATGTGTAATTGCTGCTGCTGTTCGGCCGGGTGCCCATGGACAGCCAGATCGGTTCCGCGCCGGCCGGAACGCTGCCGGTGTCGCCATACCAGCCGCCCGGAACGCCGGAACTCGCCGCCGGGGTGGAAGGCTGCGCCGAGCTGCGCTGATAGATCGGGCGCACACCCTCGCCGTCGTCTCCCCTTGCTGACCTCAGCCGCCATGTGCTGTTGCTGGTGGCTGGCAGCGTCGGCGGCCCGTTGAGTGCGGTTTTGGTGTGGTCCAGGATGCAGCCCCAGGTTGATCCCTGATCCTGCACTTCATCGCCAACCAGAATGGAGGTGCCGAGCGACAGGGCCGCCCAGTCGCCGATATCGACATTCCGCGTGACGGTGGTCAGCACCTGATAGGCCGGATCCAGCCGATAGTCGAAGGGAGTGGGTTCCAGCGCCTCGATTGGGGAGAGCAAGCCGCCGTCGTCGTAGAGGTCGGGGTCCTCCTCCCGCAGCACGAGCGGCACGATGCCGTCCGTCCGGACGTCCATTTCCATCACGCGGAACAGCTTGTTGACCCAGCCGCGCTGGGTGAAGCTCAGGCGGATGATGCTGTTCTTCTCGATCCGCCAACCCGTTGCCTGCAGTTCGCAGCGGAAGGTGCCGCCATAGATGTTCCGGCGCAGGCGCAGCCCGGCGAGGCGCTGGGCCTGACTGGCGGATTGCACCAGCGGCAGGTCGAAGGTGTCGATGCGCTCGATTCCGTCGATGCTGGCCGCCTCGGCCTGGGGAAAATCGACCAGCTGGTAAAGCGCCTCGTTCGAGGCATCGGTGTAGCCACCGCGCACAATGTTGACCGTGTCCTCGATCGGCGCAACCGGCGTCCACGCGAAGTCGCCCAAAATATCGTCGTCGTCGAAGTCCGCGACCGGGAACGCAAGGTCGTTGTGGAACACGGTCAGGCGCAGCCGGCCGTTCATGTCGTCGAGGTCGGCGTTCATGCTGGCCTTCAGCATGTCCAGCACAGACCCCGGCGCGTCGCCCTCGCTCCACACGCCATCGACGCGATAGCGCGGCTCGGTTCCGCCGCCGGGCTTGGTGACGGACTCGTCGCAGATGTTCGCCGCGACCGCGAAGCTCTCCATGTCGATGCGGGTTTTCGGGATGCCCTTGCCGACGGACAGTTCACCGTTGATGCGCCAGCCCAGCAGGTAGAACAGCATGGCGATTGCCGGGTTCCGGCAGTGGGCGCCCCATGTCCATGTCGTCTGATCGTCGGCCCGGTGCGCGCCGCTGCCACCCGGCACGGTGCTGTCCTGCCGGGGGTCATACATCCGCGCGCCCTGCCCCCGGATCGTGATCCGGTTCGTGACGCCTTGGGCGAACGGGCTTTCGGCCTTGCTGCTGTTCCCGGTCAGCTTGTAGCGCAGATAGACATAGGCGCAGCCGGTGTAGCGCCGGGACGAGCCCATGCGCGCACTGATGTTGATGGCGTTCCCGGCGTTGCCCTCGAGGATTGGCGTGACGACGAGGTAGCCCGAATATTTGGAGGTGACGCCGCCGGCGAGCGACCATGCCATCTCGTCGTCGAACCAGATTTCGTTGGTGGCGTGTGCGGCGTGTGCGGCGACCACGATCCAGCTGTGCAGATAGGTCTGGTCGTCGGTGAATTCCTGATCGCGGATATCGGTGTTCAGGGCGGTTTCGCCGACGGCGGACTTGCGTGGCGTTCGAGGGTCGATGTTGGCCCGCAGCCGATCGGCGTTGGCGCGGCTCACCCCCAGTTTCGGGCGAGGCGATAGCATGGACGCCCCGACCGCGAAGCCGAGGCTGATGGCCGATGACACCAGCGCACCGGCGATGGCCGTGGACAGAGCGGTCGCCGTTCCACCCGCCAGCGCTGCGCCCAGCGCCGCGCCGGTCTGTGGGTTCATCGTCAGCACGACAGCACCCGCGACGAGCGCCACTTTCAGGAAGGTCTTGACTGCCTTACCCATTGGCGGCCTCGCCAACGGCCCATGCGCGCGTCCAGTGCCGTCGCTCGATCTGGATCAGCCCTTCGCGCATCACGGCCATGCCGCTGTCGGCCAACCGCTCCTCGCCCACGAACAGCGCGACGCGGCCCATGCAGACGCCGATGCTGCCGTTGTGCCACACGAGGTCGCCGCGCCCCGCCTGCCCAACCGACTTCGGCGTGAAGCTGGCGTTCATGGTGCGCAGCAGCGTGCCCTGCCCCAGTTCCCGCAGCGCCCGCGCTGAGCCGGTGCGGCTGTCATAGGTGCCGCGATAGGCCGCCGCTGCGTCATGGCCGGTGATGGCCGCAGCGCAGGCCGTGGCGAACAGGGCGCAGTCCCACTCGCCCCACTGAAACGGGCGGTCGAGATTGTCCGCGATGAAGTCATGGAGCCTGCGCTCCCAGTCCGGGAAGCGCGCCGTCATCGCAGCTGGTGCCAGATGTTGTCGCTGTCACGCTTGGCGCCGATCGGCAGGCCAGACAGGCTGCCAGCGCTGGAACTGCCGCCATAATTGCCGTTGGCGATTGCAATGGCGGCCCGCGCGCTCAGGTCGCCCGCGTCATACCGCTCCTGGTCGAGATAGGTGCGGTTGCTGGCCGACGAGAAGGCCGCGAGGTAGCTTTCGATGGAGCAGGTCAGCACCTGCCCGCCGCCTTCGCTGCTGTGCGTCATCTGCACGATGCGACCGGTGTAATAGCTGTGGAATCCGCCCTGCTGCACGTTCGCCGCGTTGCGGATCACGCGCCACAGCCGCGCCTCCCGGCCGCGCCAGTTCGTCGGGTCTGCCACGATGGCCAGCAGGTCGTTGTCCAGCCCCGGAAGGCCGGAAATCTTGATCTGCACCGTCTCGGAGCCGCCCTGCCCATAGCGCACGGACGAGACATCGACGATATCACCGTTGATCCCGAAGAACTCGTAGCCGTCGAGGTCGGGGTCACCGGAGCCGGAGACCATGATATCCGCGCCGGAGGTGTTAGAGCGGAGCGGGTCGCCGACGATATCGAGCCAGACAAAATAGACCGGTCGGATCACGTCGGCGGACAGCGCCGCGCTTGCGGTGGGGTCGGGCAGGCTCACCGCGCCTCTTCCACGTCGAACGCGATCTGGCCGATGCCCTCGGCCCATGTGATGGCCAAATCGTCATCGGCCGGGCTGAATGGCATGAACGGCGTGCGCGAGATGATGGTCGCGCCGGCGACCGGGCTTTCCGTCAGTGCCGGCCGGAACGAGGCTGTCGCCTTGCCCGCCGCATCGGTGGCCAGCAGAGCTTGCAGGCACACGGTGCGGAACCGGCCCGATGGCAGCGGAATGGTGAGGAATTGACCTGCGTCCAGAAGGGTCTGGCTGATCGCGCTCGATGCAATGTCGAGGGTGTAGCCCGTGGCCCCCACCTCATCCACGAAGATGCCGCCACCGGGATGCTCGGCGCATGGCAACGGCATGCGAAACCAGTTCTGCGGCCCGCCAAGCGCCCACAGGAACGCGCGCCATTGCCGTTCCTGCGCCTCGGTCGAGAGCAGTTCGATGCTGACAGCGCCGGACCACAGTTCCGCGCCGGGCAGTCCGATGGCCTTGCTGGCGCCCGTCCATAGCGAGCGGTTGCGCTGCGTCGGGGTGCGCAGACGCAGGCTGTCAATTCGCATCGCAGCAGGATCGGGAACACCCACCTCGGCCATGCCCTGTCATGGCCCGGCCGGCAGCCCCCCGTTACCGCCGTCAGATGCGCGGGCGGGTGAGGCGGGCCGTTGTCTCGCGCGCGGAGGCGTCGATCAGGGTCGGCGCAGAGGCGCGCACTACCTCGACCGCAACGCCGCCGCTGATCTGCTGGATCCGCGCGTCCAGATCGCCGGAGAGTTCAAGCCGCACTGTTGCGGTTCCGCCGCCCGCGCCGGGCCGCGCGGCAGTCTGGTTGATCTGCCCGAGCGGGATCACGGTTCCGCCTTGCGGCCCCATGCGCAGCAGCTCGACGCCGCTTCCCCGGCCCTCGTTCACCCGCACGGTCTGGCGCGGCGCGACATAGCCGCCGGATGCGCGACCCGTGGTTGGCGCACCAAACGCAGCACCGATGCCCTTGGCGAGAGAGGCGAGGAAGTTGCCGCTTCCGTTGCTGGCGCCGAAGTTCGCCAGCGTCTCCGCGATCACGCGGATGCCCAGCCGCTTGAACGTGTCCCAGATGTTCCTGGTGCCGCCGAGCAGAAGCTCCTCGTAGAGCGATGCGAGGTTGCGGACGTTTTCCTCGCGCCGCTTGGCCTCGTCCTCCGCGATCTGGCGGTTGACCTCATATTCAGCGTCTCGCCGGTTGGTGGCCTGCTCTATGATCTTGTTGGTATCGAACCCGTCCGGCGCCACGCCGAGGCTGGCAGCGGCCGACTTCGCCACGGCCTCGGCCTGCTCCTTCGCGGCCTGCCAGCGGTAGAGTGATGCGGAGGCGGCGGAGACAAGGCCGGCGCCTTCCAGCTTGTCGATTTCCTTGATGGTGTCGCGGAACTTCGCAGCGGCCTCAACCGCCGGGTCAAACTGCCCCACGATCTGGCGAAGGCTTGCTTCCAGCGCCCGCTGCTCCTTTGCCACGGTCGCGGCTACAGTTTTCACGCTCGCAACTCTTGCGCTCCCACCTGTCGCGGCGGCAGGCGCATTGGCCCCCAGTTTCGCAAGCCGCTCCTGGTTCCGCTGCGCGACCTCGGCCACACGGACAACAGTTTCGGCCTGCGCGATCTGGGCGTTGATTGCGTCCAGCTCCTTCTTGAGCGCGGGGAACGCCTCGGACTCACGGCCCCGAAGCCCCTTGATCTGTGCGAGCACCCTGTCTCGCTTGGGAACCAGGCCCTCCAACTCGAGCGCCGCCTGAGCTGCCCCTTGAAGGTCGATTTGCCCGCCCCGGATGCCGTCCAGAATGGACTTGTAGCGCGATGCTGCGTTGGCCGCAGTGTCGTAGCCTTGCGCCGCTTCTTCGCCCGCCCCCTTCGCCTCAAGCAGCTTTCCGGTCAGCACGCCGACGACCGATGCGGCTGCCAGCAGCGCCGCACCCCATGGGCCGGAGAAGAAGGTGGCGAGGCGGCCTGCAACGCCCGCTGTGCCTTCAAGCGCATTGGCAACCTGCGGAGCCTGCTGGGCCAGAATGAGAAATGGCGACTGCCCGGCCGCAAGTTGGCTGCCAACATCGCTGATCTGGTAGCCCAGCAGGCGCATGGACTGCGACGATTGTGCATTGGCCCGCACGAACGTCTGCGCGTGGCGGTTGACCGCCACCTCCTGCCGCCCGAGCTGCTGCTCCACCACGGCGGTGCTGGTGCGGACATCGCGGACATACCCGTCCACGTCAGCCTTGATTTGCAGAATGACAGGATCAACCGTTGCCATGGGCCGATGGTTATGGCGACCGTTCGGGCGGCGTTACCGCCGTCAGCCTAGCCCCAAGCCTGCGACCTGACAGCATCCCTCAGCCACTCGCCCGGAGGCGCCCTGTCCGGCTTCGCGTTCGGATCGGTGGCCTCATTGTGGGCTTCCAGCGCTTCGAGGTAGCCAGAGAGCGACACGCGCTCCCAGTCCAGCCCTAGCTGGCCGCAGTTGGCGAGGACCTGGCCCTTGCGGAACGGCGGGCTGGTTTCACCGGCTCTGGCCGCTCCGCTTTTTTTTTGAGCCGAACGCCCCAGATGGCGCTGCTCAGGATGGCCCATGCGATCGGCACCGTCTCGGAATAGGGGCGGCCATCAACATAGCTGTCCACCAGCCGCTTCGCCTCCAGCGGGGCCATGCCGCCGCCGATCGCGCCGCAGCGGATCACTTCGGCCACATCCTTGATCCGAACCGGCCCGCCACCGGCAAAGGCGGGCTCCTGCTCAGCCGTCCAGCCCATCCCAAGCGAGAATTCATCCAGCATGGCGACGATGCTCTTGTCGCCGCAGTTCCGCTCGATCTCGACGATGCGGGCCATGGGGAGGAAGAACCGGTGAAGCCCGTCCCCGAACTCGACTTCCAGCGCCGTCTCGTCGCTCAAGGCAGATCAGTCCACACCACGTCGCCGTCGCTGGCCAGCGTGATCTCCGCGCTTCCCTCGTCGCCCACGCTGATGTTGTGCGCGGTCAGCATGAAGGGGCCGGTGAAGTGGCCGAGGATTTCACCCGTGTCGGTGCCGTCCCGACGACCCAGTTCAACGCGGAAATTCCCGGTGATCCCGAGCGCGTCGGTGAAGGCTTCCACCTGCGCGATGTTGAACACGCCGGAACCGGAGATATCCGTCTGCGTTCCGGTGGCCTGCACCTTGCGCTTCGGAACGGCGCCTGGCTTGGCGCAGTCGCGGCGGAATCGGTCGGAGGTGTTGACGACCCGGTTCACCGAAACCTGATCGATGCCGCAGAGCACGGTGAACGCCTCGGTCGGCGTCGCGCCGTCGCCGATCTTGATGACCGCAAAGTCGGGTTCGACTGGAAAGGACAAGCGCTGTCTCCTGTGGCCACAAGCAGTTTGGCCAGCAGGCTACGCGGGTTCAGTTCCCCCGTTTACCGCCGTCAGGTTCGATCAGGCGCATGCTCCTGCGCCGGATATTGGCCGCATGGTCGGCCGGGCTTTCCGGCTCTCCAATCACGCCCTCCAGCCCGGCAAAGCGCACCTGATGCGCGGCGTCCGCGTTTTCCGCTTCGATGTCGTCCGCGATGGCGTTGATGTCGTCCATGTCCAGCGCGCCGGTTTCCACCATGCGCCGCAGCACGGCCAGGATGATGAGTTCGCCGGAGGACATCGCCGGGGACGGTAGCAGCGCCAGCGCCGCCGGGCAAACCTAAGCCGCGAGCACCTTCGCCCGGATGAGGCCGCTGTAATGGAACGCGTCCGCCTCCTCGCCGTCCGGGAACAGCCGCATGTCCGACAGGCTGTAGCTCAGGCGCACGGACTGCCCTTCCACCGTCACCGTCTCGCCCCTGAGGTGGAGCGCCCGCTCGATGGCCGCGCCGATGCGGGAGGCGTGATCCTCCGCTGTCTCGACCACAAGGCCGCCTTCCTCCCGCTGGCGTGCGAATGCATCGACCGGAATGGTGATGACGGCGCCGTTGAGGCATGCGGCGGTCATGGGCAGCGTCTGGGGCACGCCCAGCTTGATGAACGGCCAGCTCGGCCCGGCGGGCACCTGCTGACTGTGGATGGCCGCAACCGGCACCAGCGCCCGGACGGTAAGGGAGGCCTTGAGGCGCGCGAGGATCGCCCGCCGCGCAACCCGTTGCAGGCCAGTCATATCGTTCCGCCTTTCGCAATCTTCTCAACGGCCCGCCGCACCATCTCACTCACCTCGCCGCGCATCTTTTCGCGCGCGGGGCGCATGAAGGGGCGCGCGGCCATCTTCGACGTGCCGAACTCAAGGGGGGCGGAATGCGGCGCGAGTGATCCGACTTCTGCGACGAGCGGCTCCGCCATGTTGGCCTCGATGAAGCCCGCGAGGAAGCCGGTGTCATTTTTGGGGGCCTCACCTGGCTTGCTGGGGACGTGGTTGCGCCCAGACACAGCCCCCCTGGTGATCGAAAGTTGCGCCTCAACCGCGATGGCTTGCCCGCCCGCGAACAGGGCCTTGCCGATCTCGCGCTGAGCCGCGGGGCTCGCCAGCCGCCTAAGTCTTGCCGCGTGCGCCTTGGCGCCTTTCATCGGCATCAGACGTAAGGCCCGCCGCTGAACAGTAGGAACGGCGCACGCGTCGGGTCGTAGGTGCCGAGGTTCGGAATCCCCGCCGCCCCGTTCGCATCCGCCACGCTCGCCGCCCGCAGCAGCAGCTTCGGCTTCGATCCCAACAGGCCGACAAGCCCGCTGCCCGGCGTTGCATCGCCGCTGTCCAGAAACTGGCTCGAAAACATCTTGGCGTTGTCGAACTGGGTGAAGTCCGGCATCGGGGTGGCGTCGTTGCCCCAGTGCATGACGAGGTGGTGGAAGCCCCAGCCCGCCATCACTTCGGCACCCGTGCCGTTCGCCATCAGGTTCGTATTCGCGCCGATCCGCTCCGCCGGGCTGACCTTGGTGCCGTCCAGGTTGTCGCCTATCGCGTTCCCGCGCAGCGTCATCTCGTTATAGTTCACCAGCGCCTGCACCGCGCCGCGCGCCGGGTCGTCCATCACCGTCACGCCATCGTCGCCATAGGTGGGCGTCGAAACCCGAAGGTCGAGCGCGAGGATGAACAGCATGTCCTTGCTGCCGACGAAGGTGCGCGGGTTGTCCCATTGCAGATAGATGTTGCTCGTCTGGCCGCTGCGGAACCGGATATGCCCGCTATCCGTCACCCACAAATCCCACTGGTTCGAGCCGGTCGAATTCAGGATGCAGAAGCTGCCATTCGGCGGCTGCACTGCTGGCATCCGCAGCTTGGCCGCAATCACCAGCCAGTTGAAATCCTCCGACGCCGTGCTGGCGTTGCTGCTGCGGCTGAACGCGCCGCCTGCCGGGTTCATGACAAGGCT